TTGGTTTGCAAAACGCTCTTGCAGGTTTGTAAATGCAATTGCGCCGCGCTCCGCTTGAATGTTTGCCCTTTCAATTGCATCTGCATTGTCTACAATACTGCCCTTGCCTGCCAATAACGCTGCTTGGTTTTTGCCGTGCGCCGTGGTTAGGTCTGCAATCTTTTGGCGTGCGTTTGCCGCTGCTTCCGCGTTAGTCTCATGCGCTTTGTTATAATCCGCCATTACACCGCTAACCAATCCAAGCGCATCTTTTTGGCGCGTTAGTGCATCCTTATTTGCATCTGTTCTTTTTGTGCTTAGGTCTAGCGCAGTTGTAGTTTCGCCTAGTTGGTCTGCCCAACTCGACGAGCGCTCTGCTGCTATCTTAACTTCCTCTGCTTCCTTTTGAACCGCAATCTTTAGCAAATCGTTAGCAATAGTTGCATCCTTTATCGTATGCACTAACGAGCGGTCTACATCGGTTAGGTCGTAACTACCATCTATTGTCGTGTCAATGGCACTGTTATATTGTTCCTGTGAAATATAACGCTTGTTATAAGCGCTTGTTAATAGTTCAATAGTGTTATTTGTTTCGCGGTTCGCATGTATCGCGTCCGCAGCTTTTTGAGAAAAATACGCAATAATATCTGCGCCTGCTTTTACGGCAGGGATAAAACTTTGCCCAACCTCTGTGCCAAGCCCTGCCATTGCATCCTTCATTGTGCTTAGCTTGCCGCTGGCAGTGTCGGCTTGCTTTGACATTAGCCCGCCGAAGTCTCGTTGCATGCTTTCCAACAAAACCTTTACGCCTTTGTCCGCTGGCACTAAACCGTTTTCAACCAGCTTCGCCATTTCACCTGTAGAAACTTTTGCAGCCTCTGCCAAATAGCGCATAGCAGGGATACCCCGCTCGGTGAGTTGGTTCAATTCCTGTGTCGAAATTTTGCCCTTAGCACCCATCTGCCCTAGGGCTAAAGTTATGCCATCTATGGTTGCTTTGCCGCCGCCTAACCCTGCAGCCGCATCGCCTACTGCGCGTAACGTTGGGATTACATCCTCTGCCGCAGTTCCCATTGCCATTAGGCGTTTAGCGGCTGCTTGTATATCTTGGAATTCAAACGGCGTTTTGTCCGCAAACGTTTTCAGGTCATCCAGCATTTTGCCTGCAGCTTCGCCGCTGCCAAGCATGGTTGTAAATGCAATTTTGCTTTGTTCTAATGCATCGGCTAATTCAAAACTGCTAACGATTGCACTTTTCATTGCGCCAACGATTGACGTTAGCCCCATCTGCAAACCCATTCCAGCAGCAACCGAACCAATCGAAGCCGATAAGCCCCGCATTGCATCGGCAGTGCCTTTTGCTTTTTTGGCGGTTTCGTCTAGTGGCTTGCTTGCCTCATCTACCGCAACAATGCGCACCTTTATATCAGCCATATAATTTTGCTTCCAATTTTTCTATTCTGCGAACCGTTGCTATTACTTGTGGATTAGAATTTGCAAGTTGCACTAGCTGCCCCGTGTGCCTCTGCATGGTAACAAATGCATTGTAAACATTACTTACTGCAGCCATTTTATTTAATAAGCCTGCGGGCTGGTCTAGCAACCCGCCTGCCTCTGGTAATGCGCCCCAACGCTCGGATTGCCAAGCCAACCTTAGTGCCGTTGGCGCTGCGCTCCCATCGCGGGCGCAGCGCAACGCCTCAACTAAACTTTTGGGTCAATCTCGTTTGCCTCAACGTAAATATCTGTTATGCGTTCACTCAACCAGCGAACCGCTGCGGCTTTTAGTTCTGCCACATCCGCAGCGGTTACAACTGGAAACGAAAACCAACCGCTCTCTATTGCCGCCCTTACTACCTGCCCGCGATATTTTGGCATTGGTAAACCTTCCTCAAACTCTTTATGCAGTTCGGAAAATTTTTCAATGTGGCGTTGCTTTAGTTCTACAACTTCCCATTGCAAACCAAATCTATCGTTGGCTAGTTGCATTACTAGTTTACGCCTACAGCCAGCGCAGTCGTGCCAAGCAGCGAAATGCTTGCAGTAACTAAACCATCATAGGGAACCGAAAACTCCACGCTAGTAATAAGCGCAGTGCCGCTCAGTTTGATTGCGCCAACTGCAACGCCCTCAGGGTTTATGATAAACGCGCCGCTAGTGCCAACCTTTAGCTCTGTGTCGAACAAATCGGTTGTGTCATCGTATAGCATTTCTACGCTTGCCTCGTAACCTGTGGTAGTGGTAATGTAACTTTTTACAGTATCCGCCGCCGCCGTGATTTCGATTGTATCCATGCTGTCCGTTGCGCTTGCGCTGCGCACATGCGTAAGGGTATCCGAACCAAACTTTACTACCAAACCTTTACCGCTAAATACTGCCATTATGTTTTCCTCTACTGATATTCCGTAATGCTCACAATCGTTTGGCATCCATAAAAGTATTCGCCACTTCCGTTTGGATACTCAAACACGCTGCGCGACGCGCTCGCGCCTGTTATCTCGCACTTTGTATAAATACTCCGTGCCGCTTGCAATGTAACCGTCAATGCATCCATGTAGCGCATTGTATCGCACCACTCGTCTTGCATTCTGCTTAGTCCTACTAATTCAATTAGCGCCAACTCGCTTATTGAATGGTCTACTCTTGTGCTGCCTGTGCCTGCGGTTATAGCGTTGAAACTTGCGCTGCTATCTCCGCGCTGCGTACCAATCAACCTTACTGGCAGGTTTGCCGCCGCTATGTTTGGCAGCAGTTGCTGCACATCGTAAGCAGTTGGCGTTACCGTGCCGCCTGCCTCTGCCGTATACGAAACGGTAAGCGCCGCTAGTGCGCTTGCGATTGCCCTAATGTTACTCACACCGCAAACCGCTTATACGGCTCTAGCATTCCAATAACATCGTTGGGCAGGTTGCTAGGCAGTAAAACCATTCCATCTGCCACACTAACGGCTCTATCTAAATCCGCATTGCTTTCGCGCTGCCGATAAAAAAATGCAGTTAGGCGAATGGTTGCCGCCACTATATCATCGGGCGCTGTCAAACTGTAACCCCACTTCCCTAGAATACTAATTGCCCGCTGGTTATCGCCTGCTGCGGTTTGTGTCCAGTAGTTAGACGTGCTGCGCAGCATTTCTATTCCATAAAACGGGCTAGCATTTGCAGGCAGCGTAACGCAATCAGTATTCAAAACCAAAACCGTTGTATCGCCGTTGGTTATTGTAGTGGGCGCAGTTGCCAACTCCAAGCCCTCGTTGAACAATAGTGTAGTTTCGGTAACGTTTCTGTAGCTGTCAAAAAACTTTGTAGTATTTGTAGTTACCTCAAACGTTCTATGCGTATAGTTATCTATAACTGCCTGCGCTCGTGTTATCAACGTGCCTATTAAAGCATCGTCTGCGACACTTGTAATAGACAAATAGGTTTTCACGAGCGCAGCAGTTGCGTATGCCATTAGTCTGCCTGCTTCGCCTTTGGCTTTGCTTTCGGCGCTTCGGCTTTGGCGGCTTGTGCTAACACTGCATAACCAACGCGCAGCATTTCAGCACCTAGCACCGCATCAACCTCTAGCGTTTCACCGTCTGCGGCTGCCCAAATTGCGCCAGCTTCCGTAACTCCGCAGCAGGCAGTGCCAAATGTAAGTAACATGTTCTTACGCCTGTGTAAGAATTTGCGTTGCTTCCGCAACCGTGGTAGTTCCGCCAAACCGCATCGTTGTGAACAGCGCAACTTGTCCTGTTGCCTGCAGCAAATATGGGTTACGGCTCATTACCATTCCTGCCCGCTCAATCAGAATGTAACCAGCAGCGAGGTTAGTAACCAGCAGGGATTTCTTGCCAGTCGTGGCGGCTTCCATAAAACCGCTAACTGCTACCTTGTGTCCGTACAACTGCTGCGAACCTTGGTCGCCCTGCGGCTGCAAATTGAATGTAAACACACTTGACGAAGCAAGCGCCCGCAACGCGCCAAGCGTTGCATTACGAGTAATAAACACAACTTCATTTGGGTTAGTCGTGTAGGGTTCTGGCAGTGAATGGTAAAGGCTTACCAACTCCGCTGCGGTAATCGCCGTTGTGCTTGCGGCAGTAATCGCCGCAGTGCCGCCCGTAAGCAAACCTTTCGGCTGGCTGCTGCCCGTGCCTGCAATACAGAATTGGTTTTCCATCAAACCAAATGCACGCCCAAGCCCATTGCTAAGGTATGGCATAAGGTTAGTCTGGCTATCTGCAAGCAACTCATCGGTAAGGCGCAATTGGTTTCCAAACTTGTAAACCGTAACGCTATTGCTTGTAAACGTTGGCTCTGCCGCCACATAACTTCCACTCTCTGCAACAATCGCAGTAGTCATTTTGGCGTTTTCAACTGGTACTTGCACCGTATCCAAATTGGTTGTAATAACCAATGCGCCATTTGCACGAATAACGCTCATCTCATCGCGCTTGGCAATAATGGTTGCGTTCAAACCCTCTGGCACTAGGATACCGCCCTCTGTGCCTGTGGCTTCATTCAACGCATTAGTCTTGGTTGCGCTCCAATCCTGCTCGTTATTCTTAGTGTAGTAATTCATTTGCCCTGTGCGTATCCAATGTTTGAATGCGTTACCGCCGTCATGGTCGCCGCCCAAACTCTTTACTACTGGAGCCATTTTGCCTGCCTCAACCTTTGGCTCGTTTACAATCGCAGTAAGCGCCGCAATCTGCGCTTTCAATTCCGTAACATCGTTTGCTTCCATAGTTGTTTTAGTTTCCTCTAATGTTTCTGTATCATCGCTAATGGTTTGTTCTGGCATTGCCGAAGCGGGCTGCGCTTCCTCTGGCATTGCAATAACATTCCCCTTTATAGTAAACGCTTCATTCTGCGCTTCGGCAGGCGTTGGCGTTAAACTCGCTTCGGCTATCCACCACGTTTTTACCCACGCGATTTTTTCGGATTTATATTCGCGTTCTACCAAATGGCTAACTGCGCCGCTACTCCAACCCAACGCGCCCTTTTCTGCCAATGCGTAAATTTCTTTTTCATACTCATCGCGCATTGCCAACTGTGCTTCTACCCATAGCCCGATTGCATCCTGCTTAATTGTGCCGCGCCCAATAACGCGCTTGCCAATAGTTTTATCTGCGCCGTGGTGATACAAAACGGGCAGGTCTGTAAACGTGCCTAGTTCGGTATCCTTTGTAAAGTAATCGCCCTGCAAGTCTGGTTGCGCCTCTGTGGTGAACCGCACTAGGTAACCGCCCAACTTGCCATTGCCCAACGCTTTTACTTCTCCGCCAATAAAATTTTCGTTTACTGTTTTCATTAACTCAACTCCGCCCGCTTTCGGCAATTCTGCAATGATTGCCTTGCCTGTTGCTAATTCATGTTCTTTCGGCAGCAGGTCTGTATCAAATTTGCCGCCCTTATATTTACCAGTGCGCACCGCAAACAAAAACGCATTCACACGTGCATAAGCCCATTGCTCAGGACTGCTAACGCTTGGGCGCACACTAGCAGGGTTTGTGTTATAAGCGCCAACTCCGCGCTCAAAAACTGCTGCAAGCATTTTCAGTGTAACCCGTTTGCTAGGTGTGTCTCCGTATTCTGCGTTATGGTCTTTAACCTTTTTTTCAAGCCCACCGCGCACCGCTGCGGTTACTGCTTTATTATCAGCGCTGCGCTCCCGCGCCCAACCTGCCGCCCGCTCGCTATCTGTAACCGAACCGCCGCCCCACAATGCATGCGCCACAACTCCATTGCTAGGGTAACCCTCTGCGCCTACAGTTGCGGCAGGCGCTTCTAGGTCTACCATGTGCCGTGCAAACCATGCTGCCATTCGCATTGCCTTATCATCGCTTACCGTGCCTGCAGCCATTGTACGCGCTTCCTGCATTGTCTGCGCGGTTAGCCCTTCGCCGCCCTTGCCCTCTTTTACCCACTCCAAGCCGCGCCGCGCATTAGCCCGCATCCATTGCGGCGCTGCAATCTTTATTGCAGCCGCAACCATAGTACCATTGTTTTTCCGAAAATCAACTTGCGGCTCCTCATCTGCCCATTCCTCGTAACCGTCTGCATCGTTAGGGTCTGTTGGTTCTGGCTCAAATGATTTTGCCAGCTCATCGGTTATCGGTCCGCCCACAATCCAACCATCGCAGCGCCGCGCCGCCGCGCATTTAAAATCAAACACTTCGCAAAACCCTAGTGCGCCAGCATCTACCATTGCTTCCGCTTCGCTGCCGCCTACGCCCTCGGCTATGCATTCCTGCATTGGCGTTGTGATATTGAATGCAGCACAGTTGCCACAACGCGCCGTTTGCACTTCCTCAACGCTTAGCTCCCAACGGTCTGCGGCTGCCTGCCAATATTCCGTGTTCGGTTCGCTTGGGTCTAACGGTCCATAGTTTGCAACCTCAATTGCTTTTTGCCTGTTGGCTAGGTTTGCCGCTACATCCTGCGTTTCTATTGGGCAGGCTGCGCCCTCTGTGTATTCCTCGTGTTCTGCTTTCTCACGTGGGTACGTAGGCATCCGTTTTGGTTTTTTCGGGCTTAGGGTTGATTGTGGCGCGTCCATAATAGTTCCTTTAGGCAACTGTGTTTGTTATACCGTGGCTTGTAAGCCATTCACTATATTTGGCGCGAAATACGTTATTCATTATCTTTCCCGCTTCCTGTTCTACTTCTATTGCCACTGCATCGGTTGTTTTCCAACCTCTATCTTTCATAACTTGGCTTTGCCCGATTTCGTCATTGGTTCCGCCTTGCACGTAACCCGCATAACTAACGGTAGTTCTAACATCCACAACCATTCCCTGCCCTGCTAGGCTGCTTTCCCGCCGCCAGCTTTGTTGCAAATCCTGCGAGCGTTTTTTGCTAGGTTTCATGCTGCCATTCTTGCGCACATAAAACCCGCCTTCGCCGCGTGCATAGAATGCGCGTTGCGGAGTTTTTATATTGCCTGTGCTATGCAACCCGCTTGTGTTTGGCGTTACCCCTGTATCCGCTGGTCTTAGTGCAATCCGCTCGCGTGCCTTTATGCTGGTTTGGTTTACCAACTCCCGCAAAATTTCTTTAGTTGGCATTGTAGACAATGCAGTTATAAACGCTTGCACATTTTCAAAACTAATGCCTGCTTCTTTTTCTGCCATTAGTATTTAGCCTTTGGGTTTGGCGCTAGGGTTGTAAGCGCATCGCCGCTAATTATTTTTGCGCCTAAAGTATTTACCGCGCACATTGCAATTGTATACTCCGCTCCGTAATTGGGTATGCGCTCCAATGTATAACAAGTTTGCACTAAATGCACGGTTGCCGAAAGGAACTATTATG